AAACTCTGACAAAATTCTGCCAACGGTTGAAGCAACATTTTTAACCATGCCTTTTAAGCCATCATCAAAAAAGTTAAATATACCGTTTGCTAACGCGCTCTGAATGTTACGCCCGGCTTGCATCCAAAGTTGTGATACGTCATCAGTTGCCGAGCGAGTAGTACCAACCATTCCTTTGGTCTTGTCTTCTCCCTGCTTTATTACTGTAATTATTTGTTTACGCGCAGCAATCTCTTTGTCAATTTCCGCGATTGCATTAGAGTTTGTTGATATCGCGCGCTTTTCTTGCAGCCTTGCGATTGTGGTTTTTTCAATGGCTTCAGCAACACTGATTTGTTCACGCTGCGACAAATCAAGCGCTTGTGCTTCTTGGCGTAATGATTGCAGTCTGTCTTGTGCGGATGCCGCGCTCTGTTGGTATGGTTTTAATAGATCATCTTGCGCCTGGCGTTCAATTTTAAGCAGCTTAATATATTCACTTTCAACGCGTCCTTGATCATTGATTCTTTTTGTCAATGAATCAATTTTTGAGGTTCTTTCAGATAACGGTTTATTCGCATCATCCAGTGCAATTGCAAACTTCTTTGTCGATTCTGTACTTGCGTCTTGAGCGGCTATAACATCTCTGCTTGTGCCGATTGCTTTTTTTAGATCTACATCAAGCTGTACAAGTTTTTCTTGCTCGTGCAATAATGCGTTTTTGTCGAAAAATACTGAATCTTTTTTTAACTCTAAACCTTTGATTGTTTCCTGAGTTTTCAGAATTTCACGGCGTATTTGTCCAACATCTCCCAATATTTTAGGATTGCCAAATGACTCTACGAATAATTGTTTTACGCCAGCAAGCGCACCGGCCAATAATCCACTCTGCTGAGTAACCGAAACCATCGTATCAGCAACGCGCGTGAGTCCTGGTATCATGCCTTGCACAAATTCGCGCCCAAGCGTAGATACTGACTTACTCAATACATTTAGTTGATCATTAAAGCGCTCGGCCTGTTTTGCTGATTGTTCCGTTACCGGATTAAACTTCTTGCCTTGCTCAATTAATGCGCCTAATTCTTTGGATCCTCCAGATAATAGCGGGATTAAATCAGCTATCTTATTGCCAAAAATTGAGGTAAATGCTATCGGCCTATCATCTTTGCTAAATTTCTGCAAAGCATCGGCAAGAGCGAGTAATTGTTTTTCCGGGGACAGGTCTTTTAAGTCTTTGTAGGATAAGCCTAATTGCTTGAGTTTTGTAGCTGCACCGCTTGACTCATCAGCAGCCTCTGCAACCAGCAAGCTAAATGTGCGCGTGGCTTTTGCGACTTTATCAATTTCTACACCAGATTGTTCGGCGGCAAATTCCAGTCCGGCCAAAGACTCTACGGCAATGCCTGTTTTTTGTGACAATTTTGAAAGGCTATCTTGTGCCTCAAGCGTTTGTTTTGTAAAAGCAACAAACGACCCTATTGCAGCCGTAGCACCGATAGCAGAAAGTGCTGCACTCGCTTTTATAGCTGCTCCACCAAGCCCGGTCAAGCCAGAATTGACGGAAGCAAAAGCAGCTGCTGTGCTATCTTTTGCAGTGATTATGATCTGTGTAGTAGCTATAGCCATTATTTTTTGCTAGCATGATATTCTTTTAATTTCAGTATGTTATCTATTAACAAATCAAAATCATCTATCTCTAGATACGCAGCCACAGAGTCAAGAGCGGTCCAATCCAGAGAGCCGCCCATCAGATTAAATGCTATTATCGATTTTTCTTGTATCTCTTCTAACTTGACTGGTGGCGCACCGATACCAATACCTATATCTTCATACGCCAGCCAGTCAACTATTTTTTTTCGTTCTCAATCCTTTCTGTGATTCGGCGCATTGAGTCTTCCAGCACAGATTTTGCTATTACACTAAACCATTCCGGCTTATCACCGATAATCTCGCAGAATAACTCTCTGTTAAATGGCACTAAATCAGCCTTTCCGCCATCAATCAAGTCAGATTCTTTAATGCCATCCCAGCCTGTTATGTGGTATCGTGAGACTTCAGCATCCAAAGTTTGCGCCTGCATGTATCTTGCAAACTCCTCCGCCGTTGCGCGTCTGCCGTTAAATTTAAGATCACCAATTGTTACAGTGATCTTCCTGTTTTCGCGTATTTTATCAGCAAGACTCATATTAGCTCGCGAACCATTGAGGTTTATTACGCAAAGTCAGGCTTACTTGTGATGTACCACCAGCACCAACGCCGCCATCAAAACCAGCTCCGCCAGAGCAGTAAGCATTAAATAATGCCTTATAACCATTTGATAATGTTACAAGAAATGCGCGCCTTGCTTGTGCTGCATCAGCGGCTTGCACCTCTACAATTGCGGTTGCAAGTGGATTAGCCAGACAAGCAAAAGAGCCTTTTTGTGCAGCGGCATGGCCGAAAACAATTTGACGCTCGTCATCATGTATAGTAGTTGCGTCTATTTCGTCCGGCGATGCATCGGGCAGTGACAAGTTAGTAACGTTGTCAAATGAGGTTCCGAACGTGATTTTCTTGGCAGTGCCGCCACTGGTGTAAGTTGTCCAGTTTGTTGAGTCGATGCCTTCAGCGACAAACGATACCGTAGTTGATACAGACTTAACACGCACAACACGGTTATTGATTTGAGTCATGCCACCGACTGCCTCAATTAAAATATAATCACCTATCGAGTAATCGTGGGTGCCTGTAATTACTGCTTCCGTGACCTTAGATATTGCCGTAATCGTTTTTGCTGCTGCGAGTGCGGATTGAATCTGTACAACCGCATTTCGCAAAATTAGTGCTGTAGCCATTTTTAATCTCCAGCGCCACCAAGGCGTTATGTTTGTAATATCCGGTCAGCGCTTCCCAGCGTTAGACCGGCCTGTTTCTCCAGCGCCACCAAGGCGTTAGGTTTATGATATCCGGCCAGCGCTTCCCAGCGTTAGACCGGCCTGTTTGCTCCTATAAAGCTGTAAAAGGCGCGTTTTCCAAAGTGTAAATTTCCGCCGTGAATCTCATATCTACAACACCGACCGGCTTTTCCCCTACAATATTCGGCTCTATTCCAGACGTGCTATCCAGCCTAAAATTGCGCGCAAGCGTGACTGTCCCGGACAATGCAATTTCAATATCCTTGCAAATCTCATCAAGCATATCGTCCAAACCAGATACAGTCTCAGCAATAACGCTGATTATTAACTGTTCGCTCCTTAATTGCTGTGCCGGGTAATCCATCGTAAGAGACTCAATTTCTTCATCGCCGGTTTGAACTATCAAGCATGGCAATTCTGATGAGTCGACCGGGTATCTGCGGTTCTTGTAGACATTTACTGCATAGGTAGTCAGCCCCGTAACCAACACAGCAACTTGATCGCGCAATTGCTTTCTTACGTGTGTTGTCATTGCGATTCCAGTATTAGTTTTGTCATGCCTGTGCCGTCAGGCTGGATGCCGCGTACTTTGTATGCCGTGCTATCCGATGCCACAACATCATCACCGTGTGCAATACCAACAATTTCAGAACTCTGGCAAGAAAACACAGGTTTTTTAGATTCAACGAAATCGACTGTTACAAACTCGTTTGTCAAAATGCCATCCACATCAGCGGCATTAATAGTCATCGTCTCATTGGCCAATTTCTCAGCAATCGATACGGTGACTCTTGATTGCAGCGATGCGAATGGAGTTGTCATTATTATGTGCCTACAAGAGTATTAACACCGATCCGCATAGACACGGTAGAGCTTGGGTTAGCAGCATCAGCTATGGCTATCCCCACGGCCCGTTGTGAAGATGTGGTTTTGTTCACCACCTTGTTGGTAGCATCCCAGTACAGCACGTCACCGGCGGTAATAGCCAGGGCGCTTGTTTTGCCAATGGTTACGATTCCTTCGGTTAAAAATGGCCCGGCCACTCCACTTGCAACATCTTCTTTAGCCACGCCAAATAGTGCTGTGCCGAACAGATAACCGATACCAGACGCAACAGCCGCGCCCGGTGCTAATGACAGGGTTTCGCCTGGTTGTAGATATGTAATCATTTATTTCTCTCCTGCGCCTCGCGGCGTTAGGTTTGTAATTGCAGGGTCACGGCTTCTCAGCGTTACCCTGCCTCTATTTGCTCTTTACTATGCCCCAACGTTTTTGTAGAGGCCACGGTAATCAATGGCTTTTGCCGCGAAGTCCAAGCGTGCTTTTATTTCCATACCATCCACATCAAAGCCGTTTCTGGTTTCGATGTACACGCCGTTCTGACCTTCGAGGTAGCAATACTCTACGGTATCAACTTGGCTAGGATCTGCCGCTAAGTACCAAGCCGTAGCGCTAGAGTCATCCAAACGTCCCTCTACCACAGTTACCAGTTCGCCCATGAATGGATTTGCGGAACTTGGCGCGGTTGGGAAAACAGGCGGCGCGGTATATTGCCACGCTACTGTTTCCAATGCTGCCGGAACGATCAGGTAACGCGGAGCCAAGTTCATAACAACTGCTTTCGGTGTTTTCTGACGGCGTATTAATTTACGAGCTACAGACAACGAATCAACTGAAATAACAGTTCCAGAGCTGGTGTAGTTCAGATGGCTTGCTGCGTGGAATAATGTCACACCGTCAGCTAAAGCAGCATTCGCGGTCAGAATTGCATAAACCGTATCTGATTCGTAATTAGCTGCCGACACCGCAAAACTTGCCGGAATGCGGGTAAATGCGCTCAGGTCATCATTGATGATTGCTTGTCTTGTGATGCCAACGATCTTTCCAACTGTTGCCAACTGGTATGTTTCTTTACCATCCGACACAACGCCACGGGTGAATTCTCCGTTTTCGTTGACTGTAGTTAAAGCCGGTGCATCAGACAAATTCGCGCGTGATATCGATTTAAAATCAGGAGCGGTTGATTGTCTTGCCCAAGTCGTAAAAGTTCTTGGTGCGGCTTCATATGCTTGTCGCAGAGATTTATTCGCTACATTTGCAAGCACGCTTGTAAGATCCGATGTTCCAATAAATGCTCGCGTTGCTATCTGCATTCTATCCATTCCGCGAACATTCACACCATCGTTACCGAGCATGTCCCGGCACAAATCAATCATGTTCATCCCGGCGAATTGTCTAGCGCCATCAGATAAACTTTTCTTGGGGTTTGCACGATACAGAATGGCTTCAGACATTAATTCGCGGCGTGTTTCGGTTTCGTCTCGAATGGTTACAATATCGGCACGGCTCGAAATCCCGGGTTTCTCGGTGCGTTTCGCCAATGCTTCAAGCGTTTCTTTGCGCGCATCATCAACTGATATCCCGCGTTCAATCATGCCATCAGCCAATGTTTCATCAAGAGAAACTGAGCGGCAAATCTGCTTGATCTCAGTGATGCGTTTGCGTTCCGTTGCCAGCGCTTCTGATTTAATGGCTTCAATATCAACTTTTTGTGTTTCGATTGTTCGCTGCGCTTCAATAACTGGCTCTTGCTTTTCGATTACTTGCGTTTCTTTTTCCACGGCCTTGGCCTCCTGATTAATTGATCTTCCTATTCCTACTGTTGCATCTGCCGGGATGTCGCATAAGGTAACTTCGAGCGGCAGCCAGCTCGTTACTCTATATTCGTTTGGAGAGTCTTTGTTTTCTTTGATAAGCGTGCGCTCGTTGATCTGATAGCCAACGCTTACATTAGCGATGATCCCGTCTTCAATGTCTTGCAAGAGCGGCCCCATCCCTTCCCTGCGCGACATCTTTACTTCAACATAACCCCGGCCTTTTTCAATCCATGCGCGCTTGGTCACTCCGATTGAGCGCACGGGCGCATTTTCCGTTGCATCTCGGCCATGATTGAGCAAAACAGGAGCGCCAGCATTCAGGCGCGTTAAGTCGACTTCGCTTTCCTTGTGCCCAAGGATTTCCACCCACGGCTCATCAAACCAATTTGAGCGTAGATAAGGATCTTCGGAAGAAAAAGGGAACTCAAGAACGAGATTACGCGATGCAGCAGATTCTGGATCTGCTTCGCGTTTTTGTACAGTAAGTTGGAAGTTTCGTGTTACGAGTGCTTCGGACATAAACGGAACCTATAATAAGTTCCGCCTATTAGAATTGAATTGCTATTTCAAATACATGCAAAATTGAAATTAATTTGCTGCTTGATCGTTTATTGGTAAATCTTTGTCTGAAGGATAGGGGATGCCAGCGTCAGCAAACATTTTACGATCAGCAATAATCTCATTCATCAGGTCTTGTGGGTTATATCCACGTTGCCGAGCGCCTTCAGACCACGATTTAAGGTTGTTGCCAATCTCTAGCTCTTCACCTTTAATGTCTTTCAGGGGATCTACCCAGTCCCATTTCGGAGTTGTCCAGTCAATCTCTTGATCTGGTTTAATACCGGCATTAGATAATGCTGCGGTTTTAAGCCAAACATCAAAAATACGCTCGCATACCATCGGTATAAATGTCAGCCATTGGAATTGCTCCACTTCTCTTCTAAAATCCAGGGTGCCAGCGCGTATTGATGAGTAATTGACCTGCGAAAGATCGCCGGTCATTTGCTCATATGTGCTGCCTATGCCAGCAGCAATCGCGTGCAATCTTGTATTTACATACTCACCGTAGCCTGTAGAAGCGGGCGGATTATTAAAGGTGATCTTTTCGCCAATGCTTAAATATTCGATCATACCTGGCGCAAGCTCTTCTAGTCTTCGCTGTGTATCTGCTTCAATTGTTTCGCCGCCCAATGTCCTGGATTCGTCATCCGATTCAACGATGGCAGTAATGCACGCTTCTGCTGCTTTTCTTACAAGCGTTGCCTCTTCGTACTCGTCAAGGTCGTTTGCTGTGATCATAACCGGAGCAAAAATAGGCACACCGCGCGCTTGTCCAGGCCTGAGTTTGTCGTAAACATGGATAATAT